CCGGGTCGCAGCCGACACGAAAGCACCGTCGGGCACGTGGTGAATGAACGTGCGGGGCAAGTCAACCTGAACCATGCGTCACCTCGTTCGGGCCATCTGAAGCGAACTCGACCCGGCGCCCAGCACACGGCCCAGCTGCGGCGCGATCTGCTCGACCGCGTCGAGCAGCCGTTCGAGCCGGTCGATCACGTCGAGCATCGTCGCCTGAGGTGTGGTCTGCTCGGTCTGCCCCGACAGGTTCAGCCCGGCCTCACGGTGACGCAGCGGGCCACCACGGTCGAGCAGCTTGACCAGGCCACCCGACGCAAACGTGCCGAAATGCGCGAACGAGGTGACCGGGGTGATGCCGGCGACGTTGACCCGCACACCACGGCTGCCGGTGGACTCGAACGGCATCCCGCCGACGACCCCGGCCGTGTGCCCGACGCTGCCGCCGCCACGCTCGCCAGGGTTCGCCCAGCCGGCCGTCATCACACCGAACTGGCCGACCCGGGGGAAGTAGCCGGCCTCATTGCTGGTCGAAAAGATGTGCCGGTACGGGTTCTGCCCGTGCATGGCCAGCCACACCGCGCTGACGATTCCCGAGCAGTCGTAAGCCCCGGGGCCAGCCTGGGCCCAGCCGTACGGCTTGCCGTGCTGGCCGAGCAGCCACCGCTGAACGTCGCCGACGTTGCCCGGGGCGATGCTGCTGATCGGGCCGCCGCCGAACGAGATCAGTTTGCTGACGGCATCCTTGGCGAACGCCACCAGGCCACCGATCAGCTTGCCGCCCATGCCGACCAGCACCTGCCGCAGCGTGCCACCGCCCGGGATGTTGTCGAGGCCCACGCGCGACTTGACGAACCCGACCGGGTCGGTGATGAGGTCGACCAGGCCACCGTCGGCGAACGCGAGCCCGCCGGATCCGTCGCCGGGCTTCTCCACCCCGCGCCGTGGCCCGCCGAGCAGCGCGTCGAAGAATCGCACGCCGAGGCGGCGCACCGTGCCCGCGTCGATCACATACTCGCCGTTGGACAGCATGGCCGGCACCAGGTCGTCGCGGGGGCCGCCGGCACCGAACACTGGGCCGCCGCTGGCGAACCCCGCCGGCAGCTGCACATCCTTGATCTTGTCGATGCCCGGCAGGATGTCGGCGATCTTGTTAAACGTACCGATGATCCCCTTGTTCACCACGGTCTCGATCACGAACCGCACCGGCGCCTTAGCAAGATCCTTCAGCGCGTTCCACCAGAACCCGATCAGGTCCACGCCGCGCCGCCACGCAGCCGGCACATCCTCGGTGATGAACCGCATGATGAAATCGAACAGCGGCTTGATCACGTTGTTCCATGTGCCCGAGATCGTCGCGGCGATGCCGTCCCACGCTGGCTTGATCACGTTCTGCCACAGGAACGTGAAGACCGGGGCGACCACGTTGCGCACGTACCACACGAGCGCATCCCACACGACCTTGATCAGCGACCAGGCGAACTGCACCTGGGCAACGATCAGATCCCACGTCGGCTTGATCGCTTTCTCCCACAGCCACATGACCGCCGGAACGATGATCTCCATGATGTAGAAACGCCACAGCTGGAACACGATCTGGATCGCCACCCAGGCAACCTGTATCGCCAGCTGGATCCCCTGCATCGCCGGAACGATCACCTCATTCCAGATCCACAGGTATACGGCGCCCATGCGCTGCACCGACGCCCACCAGAACTCGAAGATCGGCTTCAGGAACCCCCACACCGCCGCTGCCGCGTTCTGGATCGCCTCCCAGGCGCCCAGCACGATCGAGCGGAACGTCTCGCTGTGCTTCCACGCCAAGATCACCGCTGCGACCAAGGCCCCCAACGCCAGGACGATGATCCCTATCGGCGACGCCACGAACGCCGCATTCAGCAGCCACTGCACCGCCGTCCACGCGATCGTCGCCCCACGCACGATCGCCATCCGCGCGAAGTAGATCGCCAGCTGCGTGTTGATCGCGATCGTGCGGAACAGCCACGTCGACGCCAGCGCCGTAGCGATCGTCTGAACGGTGGCGTAGGCGGCCATCGCCGCGTTGATCACCCAGATGGCCGCACCGAACGCGGTGAGCGCGCCGACCAGCGGGATCAACCAGTCCGCATTCTTGTTGACCCACTCGCCGAACGACTGAAGGAACGGCACCGCCACCATCAGCGCCTCGACCAGATCCTGCTTGATCGTGCGGGTGAACGTGTCGAACTGGGCCGTGGCGCTGCTGGCCATCGTGTCGCCGGCACGCTGCGCCGCCCCGGCCACGTCGCCCAGCTGCTGCCCGGCCGACGTCAGATCCATCGCGAACAGCGCATCGCCGAGATCCTCGGCCTTCGTGCCGAACAGACTCACGGCCAACGCAGTCCGCTCGGCGCTGGCCGGCATGGCCCGCAGCTTGTCGAGCACCTGGTCGAGCACCGCCGACGCCGGTGCACCGCCGCCGGCCACAGCAGCAAACGCGGTGTTGGCGTCGATCCCCAGCGCCTGGAACCCCGCAGCGGACAGCTTCGACCCGTCCTGCGCCCGGATCGAGAACTCTTTGATCGCATCGGCGGCCGTGTCGCTGTCGCGCGCACCAGCCTGGATGGCCTGGGAGATCAGCCCCATCGCCTGGGTGCCGTCGAGCCCCAGTTCGCGGAACTCGGTGCCGTACTCGTTCAGGGTGTCCAACAAGTCCTCAGACTTGTTGATCCCCTTCTGGGTCGACGCCACCAGGATGTCGAACGCCTCGGTGCTGCTCTTGGCCAGCCCGGTCCGCAGCATCTGCGAGATCGCCTGGGAGACCCGCTGCGTGTCCTCCCCCAGCAGCGTCGCCAGGTTCGTCACGTTGGCGGCGGCCGACTTGATCGCCTCGTCGGTGTCGCCCAGGCCGGCGATGCCGTTCTGCACCACCCCGCGCAGCGCCTCGTTGACCTGCTCCATGTTCTCGCCGAACCCCGACGCGTACAGCGACCCGGCCAGCTTGCCCAGCCGGGCCGCCTCACCCGGCGACGCGCCCAGCTGCGCCGCCAGCAGCCGGCTAGCGTTCTGCTGCGACAGCGCCTGGGTGATGCCGTACGCCAGCGCCGCCCCGACCGCCAGGCCGGCGGCAGCGGCCACCGTCGAAAACGCGGCCTTGAAACGCTTTCCGCCGGTCTCGGCGGCCTGCTCGGCCGCGTCGCCGACCCCACGCTCGGTGTTACGGCGGAACTCGCCGAGGTCGGCGACGAGGCTGATTCCGACGTCGAACACCTGGGCCAGCGGTGCCATCGGTGTCACCCTCCCCACCTGTAGCGGCCGCCTGCACGGCGGCGACCCGGTCGACGAACTGGGCCAGCCGCTGCCGGGATGCCTCGACCTCGGTCTCTTCAGGCGCCCACAGTTCGCCGATGATCTCGTCGCGCTCTTTCTCGTCGCGGTCGGCCAGCGCCAGCCGGAACGCCCGGTTCAGCACCAGCCGCACCGGCAGCACGTCGAGCGGGCCCAGTTCTAGCCGGCGAACTCCGCCACGTCGATGTATCCCCCAGGCGGTTCCGGCACCCCGCTGGTGGCCTGCACCCCATCCGTATCCCTCGGAGACGAGTAGGCCGTCGAACTCGGCGAGGTTGGCTGCGATGAAGATCGCGAGCCGGACCGCGACGCGCCACGGCCACGCGCTAAAGACTCGATCACCGTCTTGACGACGCCCATCAGTTCGTCGCCCTGGCACTTGTACCGGCTGGCGTGGTTGGCGAACGCCTCGAAATCGCCCGCGTCGTAGTCGGGGCACTGGGTGATGCGGCGCGGTTCGTCGTTGCACGGCACGCAGTCGTCGCGCCCGCAGCCGTCCCAGTCGGGGCCGCTGCCCTCGTAGATGCAGTCCTTCAGCAGGTCGTAGATCGCGGCCATGCCGTCGGGGCTGTTCGAGTCGACACCCGATTTGCTGATCTTCGCGAACGTGACCAGCGGCATGGCGCCGAGGATCTCGGCGTGGCGGAACAGCCGGCCCCGCAGTTCGACCTTGCCGTCGGTCACCACGACACCCTCGGAGGCGGCCTGCACCTCGTGAGACGTCACCCGCAGCCCAGCCACGTTCGGCCCGGTGATCGCCCTGCGCGGCGGGCCACCACCGCGCTGCCCGCGCCGACGCCTGGTCATGCGCGCGGCCCAGCGAAGTCCCACAGGAACGGCTCACCGTTCGTGTCGGGCAGCAGCTTGAACTCGACGGGCAGCTTCGCCACGTCGGCACCCTTGCGCCGGGGCAGCACCAGCGACCCGATCTGAAGCGCGTTCAGCCCCACGATCCGTTCCTGGTCGTCGGTCGCCTGCCACCCCACCTGGGACGGCAGTTCGGCCCCCAGCGATGGCATCTTGACCCTGGTGCGCTTGGTCGCACCCGACCCGGTCGTCGACGGGGTCGGCCGGTTCAGGAACCGCACCGCCAGCGCAGCCGTGATCCGCATCAGTTCGAACTTGACCGACACGACCCGGCCGGTCATCACCTGGTCGAGGTCGTCGAGGTACTCGGCGGCCTGGATCGGGTCGCTCGACACGTCGATCGTCCACTCTGAGCCCGACGCGGTGATGCCCCACTGGCTCCACCCGGTCCACGTGTTGACGGAGAACACGTTGCCGGCGACGGTCGGGTCGGGCTCGGCGGCGCCGGGGTCGCTGTAGAACAGCGTTCCCGGGCCCTTGGCGATCATGTCCTTAGGGACGGTGAATGTGGCCATGCCTCAGTCCTCCGAATCCGGCGTGGCTGTGCCGGTCTCGGCCGGCGGTTCCTGGTCCTTGTCCATGTCGCGCAACGCGTCACGGCCCATCTCGTCGAGCGCCTCCTGGTCGACGCCCGGCTGCGACTGCCGGTAGCGCAGCCACTCGTCGCGGCCAGCGTTGCCCGCCGGCCGTGCCATCTCAGCCGGCCGCAGCGACCGCACCTGGGCACCCTCGTCACCCTCGTCGCCGATGACCAGCCCCCAGTCGGCCACGACCTGGGCGTGGATGCCCTGCCCCGGGTTGTAGGCCGGTCGCCCGGTGCCCGGGTCGACGATCACCGTCAAGGTCTCGTATTCGTGCCGCTCATCCATCGCCGGTCACCTCGCCAACGGCCAGAACTTGACCTCGGCGGCGGTGCCGTCGATGGTGACCGCCACCCGCCCGGTCGTCGGATCCGCGTAGCTGGCCGGGATCTCGACGAACAGATACTGCCCGGCGGTGATGTTGATTCGCCGCTTGCCGGGTGTGGCAGCCGAGCCCGGCGCCAGCCCGTCGAACGTGTAGCCGATCGCCAGATCGATGTTGTGCGCACCGGCGCCGCTGTTGAAAAACAGCACCCTCTGCCCCGGCGGCAGCGTGTCTGCCGACGCGGTGCCCGACCGCTGTGTGACGGCCGTGCCGGCACTGGTCGCTGCATCGGCGTTGTAGTCGGTCATCCCCTATCCCTTCCTGGTCACCTGGTCGGCGGAGCGTTCGAGGAACCGCTGCGCCTGGATGTAGCGGGTGCCCCGGTCGGGGAACCGCATGTACGCGTGCAGCTGGTCGGTGCCGACGTCGGCACCCCAGCCCGTCGGGCCGAGTTCGACCTGCTGCACCCGGATGGCGCCAGCCCCGGCGCCGGTGAGGCGCGGCGCCATGCCGGCGGCCAGGTCGGCCACCGCCCGCCCGGTCGCGGCCGCATGGTCGCGCAGCACCGGGTCGCCGAGCATCCGGTCGACCTCGTTCGCATTCCACTGCACCCGCATCAGTCGATCCCCAGCCACGCGTCAAGCCGGATCGACAGGCCCAGGATGACCTCGATCTGTTCGTGGTGCGCGTACACGTCGGCGATCGTGGCGAGCACCTCGCCAAACGACAGGTCGCCGGCCAGTTCCGGGTCGTCGGCCAGCAGCGTGACGACCTGGTCGGCGGCCGCCTCGACCTCGGACTCGATCTGCCGGGCCGAGTCGATGATGCCGAGGCGCCGCACGTACAGGCCCATCGTCAGATCCTCGCGACGCAGCAGCCCGTTCGCGTCGCCGGCCTGCTGCGTCGAGCGGCCCGACCCGCCGTAGATCGCCGATTCGGCGATGTTGCCCGGCCGCATGTAGCCGACCTGCCAGCCGTTCAGCGGGTGCGCCGTCACCTCGGTCGCGCGGCTGATCCGGTCGATCACCTCACGCTTGGCGACGTACAGCGACGTGGCTTTCACGCGGTCACCACCCGGCGGGGTGCGGGGAACTTGGCCAGCGTCCCGTCGACGTCGGGTATGCCGGTCGCCAACGCGCTGGGCATCGACAGCTGGTAGCTGGCACCCTCCGGGGTCACCACCGTCTGGGCCCGGTCCGGGACACCGCTGGCACCGGGGAACACCAGCGACCGCACCCGCAGGATCCCCGCCGTCGACACCGGCGGCGGCGCGGTGGTCATGCCGTGTTCGTACTCGACGACCACGTCGGACCCGTTGGGCCACAGCGCGCCGAACGGGCGGATCAGCCGGCCGGTCTCGGTGCAGCGCAGCGCCGCCACCACAGCCGGGTCGAGCGCGACCCCGTCGATCGTGACCGACCGGGCCCGCCGGATCCGGGCCTCGGGCAGCCACAGGTACGGGGTGCCACGGCCGATGGTGCGGTGGCGGCCGAACCGGGGCACGAACGCCTGGGAGGTGGCGCCGCCGGCCGCGCCGGTGATCGCCTCGAACTCGACCTCGATCTCGGTGCGCACCTCGGCCAGCCGCGCCGGGCTCACCTTGGCCGGGTCTTTCAGTTCCGGGTAGCGGGCCCTGGCCCGGCCGAGGTCGAACAGATACCCGCCGACGATCTCGACGACATCCTCGAACGTGGTCGACGCACCGGCCACGACACCCGTCCACGACAGCGTCAGCAGGTCAAGGTTCGCCTGGGCCGGCGGCGTGTACGTGTACGTGCCGACGCTGGTGCGGGTCGAGGTGCCGGCGGCGACCTCGGTGCCGTCGAGACGCTTGAGCGACGTTGTCAGCGGCGCAACCGCGTCGGTGAGCGCCTCGTCGACGGTCACCGTCTGGGTGAGCGTGACCTGGGCGGTGCGCAGGATCCGGTGCCACGTCATGCCGGCACACCCGCCCAGGTGAGCGACGCCACGCGGGCAGCATCGGCGTGCAGCGACCCGTGCAGCCGCCACCGGTCGAACTGGGCCTGGTCGGCGACGAACTGGGCGGCCGCGTTCGACGCCGCATACGACGCGTCAACGGGCGCCTTACCGGCGGCCGGGTGCAGATGCTCGATCACCACGTCGGGTGCGTACGCCAGCCGGCCGGTCGCCTGCCCGAGTTCGGCGATGGCGTTGTCGGGGTACATGTGCCCGACCGTCGGCAGCATCATCCAGCCCAGCGCCCGCACGATCGACGCGTGGACCACCCAGGCGGTCGGCAGCCGCTGCCCCTGAAGTAGATCGTTGCCGTAGGCGAACCCTGGCCCGTTCAGCCGGTGCACCGCGTCGATCAGCTTCAGGTCCCAGCCGGCGGTGCGGGGCACGTGGTCGTCGCCGAGGGTGGCCAGCCACGTCGGCGGCTGGTCGCCGGCCAGCAGCTGGGCGGCGGCGAGGTTCGTCCACTCGACCAGGCCCCGCCGGGGCCCGACCTGCACCGAGCAGCCCCGCTGGCGGCCGATCTCGACGTAGCTGCCCCGGCAGGGGTCGTCATCGTCGACCAGGCCGAGCACAGTGGCCCGGCCGGCGGTCGTGGCGGCCACGGCAGCCGCCAGCCGGGCCAGGCTGGTAGGCCTGCCCCGGCTGGGGGTGATGACGACCAGGTCGGGCAAGCTAGCCATGCCGTACCCACCAGCCGGCCGGGTGGTGCGACGTCGGGTGCAGCCGCTCGATCGACACGTCGCGCGACCAGCCGGGCTGCCCGTCGAGGCACTCGGCGATGGCGTCAAGCGGCGACTTGACCATGTCGGCGAGGCCGTGCTGGCGGATGAGCGGATCGGGCGCGTACGCGAAGATCCCATCCTCGACGACCAGGTAGCAGCCGGCGGTGACCAGCGGCCCGTAGGCGGCGATCTCGGCGGCCACGTGCGGCGCGCTGTGGTCGCTGTCGAGCGACACCATGCAGCGGCGGCCGGCGACCAGTCGGGCCACCAGGTCGGCCACGGTCGGGTCGGCCGAGTCGCCCCGCACGTAGTCGATGCGGTGCCCGTTGGGCCGGTGGTAGGTCGGCACGTCGGCCGGGCCGTATACGTCGACGGTGATGACGTCGACGCCATGGTCGGCGAACCACTGGGCCGACGCGCCGGTGGCGGTGCCGGTCTCGACGATCACCTCGGGCTTGGTCGCGTCGATGATCGCCGCGTACCGGTCGAGGTCGGCGGGCAGCTTACGCATCCCGTCCGGGTGCATGTGCTCGTTCGCGGCCAGGGTCCGCAGCGACTCCCCGACGTCGATGTGCACAGCGATCTCGGGCGCCGCATGGCCCGACTCGTCGATCAGCGACAGCGGCGCCAGGTCGTAATCCTGCTCGGTGATCCACACCTGGCGGTGGTGCGAGGTCTGCACCCCGGTATGCACGAAGATCGGAATGCCGAGCGCCTGAAGCCTCAGGCAGAACGACAGATCTTCGCCCACCACCGAGTTGCGGGAGTCGGCGACCTGGTCGAACCACGTATCGCCCCACCGGCGGCCGCCCGCGTCGACATGGGCCCGGACCCGTTCGAGCACCGACCGGTGAATGAGCACGCACGCAGCACCGGTGCCCGCAACCTGCACCATCGTGTCGGCCGGATACGGGCCGTAGAAACAGAATGACCCGTGCCCCTCGGCCGTGGTGCCGAGCATGTACATGGTGGGCACGATCTGGAAGCGGTGCCCGTTGAATCCGTCGGGGCCGGTCTCCATCATCGCGAACGCCAACGCACCGACGACCGGGGCGGTGTCGGGGTCGGCGACGGCCAGCAGCCGTTCGAGCAGGTCGGCCTCGAACCCCATATCGGTGTCGACCATCCACAGCCACTCGGCATCGGCCAGTTCCGGCCGGTCGAGGAACAGCCGCACCGCATAGTTGCGGGTCTGCACCAGCCGGCCGGTGTTGCACCGCAGTGCAAGCGGCCGGCTGTGCAGCTGCGGCCCACCCTCGCGAGCCCAGTCGTACTCGCGCAGCCGCCACATCGACGACATCCACGAATGCGACACCTCGGCCTCGTGTGCGTAGGCCACAACCACACTGCCCGTCATCTGATCTCCCTCTCGGTCGCTGCCTGGCCTCCCCAGGTTCCGGCAGCTTGATCGTTACGCGAATCGCGTATCGCGATTCACGACCCCGAATAGGAGATCTTCGTGATCGCCTTGGGCCGCCGACCGGTGATCGACTGCTCGTAGCCCCACACCCCGACCCTGATCAGAGCCGGCCCCGCCGGCTCGTCGAACCGGAACTGCATCGGCGGCGACAGGCTGAAAACGATCTCCTGGCTGTTCGCCACGAACCCCGTCGACGCACCCACCGACGGTGTCGTGATCGCGACGAGGTTCTCAAGGAACCCCTGCACCGGCGTCGCGAACCCGCCCGACAGGTCACCCGAGCCGATGGCGTTCTGCGGGTTGTACCGCTGCGCCAGCACGATCGGCCGCCCGGTCGTGTCGGTGAACTTCAGATACGTCGTCCACCGGCTGTTCCGCGACACGAAGATGTCAGCGTCGCCGGCCGACGAGTCCGACACCGTCGCGATGGCGTCGAGCAGCCCGTCGCGCTGGGCCCGCAGATCGGTCGTGGTGAGCACCCCAGCCGACACGGTGATCGTGTTGACACCGGCCTGGGCGTTCAGCGCCGTGATCAGTTCGATCTCGGCGTTGTCGAAGAACGACCCGATCAGGTCATCCCAGATCAGCGCGTCGACGGCCGGGTTCGACGCGTCGAGCATCTGCCGGGACACCTCCGAATACCCCATGATCGTCTTGGGGGTGACGGTCGCGAGCACGTAGCTCGGGTCGGTCTCGGTGGCGTTGACACCCTCGGCCACGACCGTGGTCTGGGCGGCCGTCGAGGCGATCGGAATCGTCCACGGGAACGGGCTGCCGGGCCACGGGATGTTCCGCACGACCCGGGCCAGCCGCAGCCGGCGGTGCATGACCGGGGCGAACAGTTCGGTCATCCACACCGGCGGAACGAGGCCGGCACCGAACGTGGTAGCGCCGCCGCCGAGCACGTCACGCAGATGGATGTTTTCCTTGCGGCCGTACACACCGGCCATGTGCCGGGTGTGCGTCACCAGCCGTTCGGCGGCCTCCCGGTCGCCGTGCTTGGTCGCCCGGTAGTGGTCGCCCACGAACGAGAACCCGCCGCCGCGCCGGTAGTGCCCCGGATCCCGGGTCTCGGTCGTGCCACCGCCGACCCGCACCGGGTCGGTGCCGTCCCCGCTGTCGCCCTGGCCGCCGTCGCCGTCGTCGCCCAGCGACCCGTCGCCAGCACCCCGCGTGTGCGTGGCCGCCATCAGTTCGGCCTGCATCCGCTCGACCTTGGCGTTGCGCAGTTCGATCTCGGTCAGGTTCGTGATCTGGGTAAACAGGCCCTCGGCCTTTTCACCCATCTCGACGACCGAGCGGAGTTCCTCGTTCGTCAGGTCTCGCTTGGCGTCTGCCGCCCGGGTCTGCACACCCTGGATCGACGACTTCAGCGCGTCGTACTGCTCCCGCAGTCCGCGCAGATAGATGTTCTCGGCCACGCTGGTTTCCCACCTCTCACGGCCAATGTCTCCACTGGTGGTGAGTGACCGCGTGGGCCGCGTGAGTGGCGACCGTGCCGGCCAGGGGCCGGGTTAGACCGCGTCAGCGGTGGTGACGGTGTCGAGCACCTCTGTCGGGCCGCACAATATCATCACGTCGGCATCCCCAGCCGGATGGCGCGCAGCCGCACGTTCGGGTCGTCGACGCTGGGCAGCCCGCCATCGGCCAGGTACTTCTCTGCCCGGCGGCGCAGTTCGGTGTCGGGAATGGCGCCGGACTCGTCGCCGGCCGGGTCGCCACCGTCGGCGGCCGAGCGGATGCCGGTCACGGTTGCCAGCCGGCCGTACGCGCCTTCCAGCACGATCGCGACCTCGATCAGGTCGGCCTTGACCCGCTCGATCACCCCGCCGCCCAGCTTGCGGTTCTGCCGCTCCCGGAACATGATCGACAGTTCGTCGAGCGCGCCGGAATCGACCAGCGCCAGCGTGTCGTCGCCGGTGCGGGTGGTCGCGACCCGCATCGCCATCCACAGCCCCTCGGGCCGGTCTTCCATCTGCTGCCCGGCGCCGATCAACTCCCCGCCCAGCATGATGTGCTCACGGCCCAGCTTGACCCGGTTGGCGGCGCGCATCTGGTGGCGGAACGCACCGACGGCAAACTGCTCGACCAGCTGCGAGTCGATCCGCACCGGCTGGCCGTACGGCACGACGATCCCCTCAATCGTGCGGCCGTCGCCACCCGACCGGACATGCAGCCCCGACCGGAACTGCCGGTACTGCCCGCCGGCCGTGTCGGCATCCTCAGCCGAACGGGTGGCGGCGGCCAGGCCGGCGGCGGCCAGCAGCTGCTCGGTCGGCTGCTGGCCGAGGTCGTCGACCATGATTTTGACCAGGCCCCGGGCGGCGGTGCGCCGCTGCTGGTCGGTCAGCCCGGTGAACGCGGCCCCCATCTTGGCCGCCTCGGCCACCGCGTGCCGGTTCACATCACCGTTCGGTTCGCGCACCGGCACCGCATACCGGCCCTTGAAACTGGCGTCGCCGACGCCACGGTCGACCAGGCACGCCGACTTCCACTGGCCCGGCGTGTAGCTCTCCGACCCGAACTGCTGCCACGGCTTGTTCGACACCGTCATCGCGAACCCCTCCCGGGTCTTGCCTACGGCTGCGGGGCGATCTCGGTGACGCCCGGCTGCTCGGCCGCTTTCTGCGCGGCCGCGTTGACCTTGGCACGTGACCTGCCGTCGGGCAGGTAGTGCATCTCGTGTGCCGAGCAGATCGCCTTGCCCGGCAGCGCCCGACCGGTGTGCGGGGTGCCGTCCGAGACCACGCATACGCGTGATGCGGCCTGGCGTTCCTCTTTGGTATCGGCCGCCCGCTTGGCCTCGGCGCGGCCCATCGACGCGTCCTGGGTGGCCTGCTCGGCGGCGGCCTGGTCGGCCTGGCGCTGCTGCTCGGCCAGGTCGGCGGCCGTCGGTTCGGTCGTGTCGGCGGCCGGCTGGGCCTTGGCCGGCGGGGCGGCCTTCTTAGCTGTCGGGGGCATGATCCTCTCCTGCCTGGTCGGTGTGCTCGGGCTCGGGCCACGGCGGCAGCTGCGGCAGCTTGCCGTCGACGAACCGGGCCGCCTTGTCGCGGATGTGCGCGTCGGGATGCATGATCGCGTGCCCGAACGTGCCGTACGGGTCGGCCTGGTCGTGCTGCTGCTCGCTCATCCGACCGGCGCCAGCATCATCGACGGGTCGGCCAGCGCCGGGTCGAGCGCCGCGAACGGGTCGGGCTCGGGCGGCTTGTCGGGCAGCGGCGGCATGTGCTCACGCTCCCTGACTTCCTCGACCAGCATCCACCCGTTTCTGATCGCGATCTCGTACGCCTGAAAGCGGGTCAGCGTGTCGGCACGCAGGATGGCGTCGAGGTTCGCCCGGGTCACGGTGCCGCGCGGCTGGGCCGCCGACAGCGTCTGCTCGAACCGGGTGAGGTGACCGGCCAGCGAGAACTTGATCAGGTTGACCGCGTCCTGCTCGATGTTCGAGTAGGTGCGCGACGAGGTCTGCCCACCCAGCCAGCCGACCGGCAGCCCGAATATCAGTTCGAGTTCCGTCAAGGTGAACTTGCGGGCCTCGACCAGTTCGAGTTCCTCAGGGTTCCACGCGATCGGCTGGAAGGTCGTTGACGCATTGATGACCTGCACCGTGCGGCTGGCCTGGTTGGCCATCCACTGCCCGCGTAGGTCGGCCGCCTCGTTCGGGCCCAGGTCCGGATCATCCGACTTGATCACACCGCTGGGCACGCCGTGGCTGGACACCGACCGGGCCTGGTTCTTCTGCTCGTTCGCCAGGTTCAGCGTGTCCATGTGGTGTTCGAGCACACCCATGCCGCGCAACGCACCCGGCGCGCACGGCCCCTTGACGTGAATGATGTCCTGGGGGGTCAGCCCACGCTTATCGCCAACCATGTATTCGATGCTGCCCGGCGGTAGCCCCGACTGGTCGTAGCGGCCGACGCGGCGAACCTGCACCAGCGTCGCCGGCACCGGCACGAACGCGCTGGGCCAGTTCCCCAGGCCCCGGGCGGCCACGACCCCGATCGCGTTGCCGTTCAGGATCAGGTCGAGGCCCATCGACGAGAACGTGACCATGCGCACGTCGGGCGGGGCCGGCTGGTCGAGCAGCGGCGGCGGCGGGTAGATCAGTTCCTCCCGGCTGGTCGCCGACCGGCGCCGGTACGCATCCCATGGCACCTGGCCGAGCAGGTCGGACAGCAGCAGCGACGCGCGCCACGCGCCGGGGATGCGGGCGGCCGCACCGTACGTGCCGGCGGCCCAGTCCGGGGCGATGCCGTTGTAGACCGTCCACGACTGCGACGCGCCGGTGGTGTCGGTGGCTGTGTAGACCGTGGTCGGTCCGGTCACCGCCCGGGTCTCGGCCGGGGCCGGCGGGGCCTGGCGGGTGAGTAGCCGCCCGAGGCCCATCAGCTGGCCTCGACCCGCTCGGCGCGGCCCTGCTCGAACAGTGGCAGCGCCTGGTCGTAGATCTCCCGGTCGAACGTGCCGCGCGGGATCGACTTCAGCACCAGGTATGCGGCTGTCTGGGCCGCGTTGCGGTCCGGTGTGCGGTGCAGCTGGCAGCGGACGCACCGCCACCGGTCGAGCGGCGGGATCCGCTGCCCGGTGCACGTGCACTGCCGGCGGGCCGACTCGACGCTGCTGCACTCGGCGTGGAAGTTCGACCGGTCGATGCGGAACAGCCGGCGGCGCGGCGCATCCCACTGGTGGCTGACGTTGACCGGCCAGCGGCGCGTCGAGCGGCCGCCGCACCAGCTGCACCGGGCGAACACGCGGCGGTGCAGTTCCTGAAGCGGGCTGATCTGGATGCGCCAGTGGTGCACGTGCCAGCGCCACCAGCCGTGCCGGTCGCACACCTCGAACGCGTCGTGGTCGTGCGGTTCCCGATGCCAGATGGTGATGACGGTGGGCCAGTACAGGCCACGGCCGGCGACGGTCATAAACGGGCTGTAGCTGCTCGGCTTCCACCAGGGGAATGGCTGCCGGCGGTGCGGCGAGTTGGCGCACCACGATCCGCACTTGTGGCGCAGCCGCCATGCCCAGCGTCGGCCGCCAGGCTTGGCGTCGTGCATCTTGTCGCGCCGGGGCCACCACCGGTGGAACGAGTGCGCGACTACCAGCGGATCATGCACGCTAGATCCTTTCGGCTTCGCGCAGCATAGACAAGATCACACCCGCTACACCGGCCAGCACGGCGCACACAGACAGCGCCAGCACCACGTCGACGAGATGCGCGACGATGCCGAACAGACCGAGCAATGCGAGCAGACCGCACAGCCACTGCACCAGCGTGGCGGCCGGGATGGCCGGGGCCCGCAGCGGCCGCACCTGCCGGGTCTCCCGGGTCTCAATGAAGCCGGTCGCCTCGACCTTGACGGGGTCGGCCTGGCCGGCGATGTGCAGCTGGCCGGGACGGGCGATGGTGGCTGCGTGATCACTCATGGCCCATAGGGTACGGCCCGGCGTGCCGGATTCGCGGCAGGTCGGGTCGACCGTGTTACGATCCGGCCTCGGTTGCGCGGCTGCGGGCCCTTGGCGGATCCCCAGGTTCCCCCTGGTGGGGTTAGCCGACCACCCAGCCCAGGGGAACCGGGCAGGGATGATCGGGCCCGCGCCGCGCGACCACCTAGATCGCCCGTATGGGCTGATGCCCGGTTCACCCCGGGCCAGCTGGGCCCCGTGGATCCGGTCACACAGGCAGGCGCCGGATGATCTCCCGGGGCCCGGTCTCATTTCCCCGCTGTGATTTGCTGCACCCGATCCCACCGGGGGTGGCATCCTGGGTGGTTCCGTGTAAACTGATGGTTGTCAGGTACGCGGCACCGAGGCACCAGGAGGCACCAGATGATGGAAAAGCGGAAGTCAGGCCCCGGAACCCCGATGGGCGTCGACGACTGGAAGCGTTCCATGCGCGCACTCGGCCGCCAGGTCGACGACCCTGAGGCACTCGCCCAGGCCGTCGAGATCGCCGAGTACCTCGACACGGTGCTGCTCGACGCAGCCCGCCGCCTGCTCGACAAGGGCGACCGGTCGATGGGCTACAGCTACACCGACCTGGGCCGGGCGCTGGGCATCACCCGCCAGGGTGCCCGCAAGCGGTTCCCGCTGGCCGGCGACGACACCGAGGCGGTGGCGTGATGACCACGAACGCGATCGAGATCCGGGCCCGCCAGCTGGCCGCCGACTGCGACGACCAGTGGGCGGCGCTGACCGCCGAGCAGCGGCGCAGCTACCGCCGCCGGGCCCGCGCCGAGGCCCCCAGGCCGGGCAGCTGGGCCGAGGTCGAGGCCGGCGACATCGTCACCGTGGCCAAGCCCTACCGCCGCCAGCCGTACCGGGTCGAGGTCACCGAGGTCGAGCAACGCACCGACCGGCAGACCGGATACCGGTTCGTGTGGGGCCGCCAGCTGCGCCTCGACGGAACCCGCTCGACGCGCCGCCGCCGCAGCAGCACCCAGTTCCTGCTCGACCTGGCCGACATCATCGACGTGACCAAGCCCAGCTAGGCTGACCCCGACGGCCCAGATGGCACCGAGGCCCCGACCAGACGGTCGGGGCCTCACTCTGTCAGCTGACGACACCCCGGAACGAGGTGCGGCGATCCACATCGGTGCCGACCTCCCGCACCATGTACGGATCGTTCCCCGGGCCGTGGCTCGGCGCATACGGCTTATCACCGTCGATCTCGAAAAACTCGCACGCCTCATGCCGGTCGACCAGCAGGCACTGATCGAACAGCCACCGCCGCCACGACCGCACCTCGTAGGCGGCCGGCGGAACCGGCATGAAATGGTTGACCTTGATCGGGTCGTGCGGCGGGTAGCTGTCGACCGTCTCGCACGTGATCACCAACGTCAGCCCCCGGCTGCCCTGCCCCCGGTCGTGGTTGCCGACCAGGTAGAACCGCCACCCGGGCCTGTATTTCAATACAGCGACCAGGTCGGCGAGCACCTCAGGGAACGGCGCAGTCTGGGCCATCGTCCGGTCGGGGTCGGTCATGCGGCGATGCTAGCCGCCGCCCGGCCTCAGTAGACGCGCGACGCGGTCACCACCCGACCCGTCGACACCGCCCACCACGCCAACGTCGGCACAATGATCGCCGACTGGTGCGGCTGATCCCGATCCCACACCCAGCCACCCTCGACACCCTTACGCTGGTCGCCGTGCCCAGCGGCCGTGGTCATCGCCTGCTGCCCGATGTGCATCACCTTGCCGCTGCCCAAGTCCGTCACCAGCCCCTGACACCCCGACGCGTAGTCGGCCTGGCTGGGCACATGCACCCGGTAGCGCATGTTCTGCAACGGCTCGATCAGGTGCCCGGCGATCGACGACTTCAGGATGACCACCGGGTAGCGGCGCCCGCCGGGCTTGGTCCGCAGATGCTCGATCCGGTCGATCACCCAGCCGCCGCCCCGCTGCCGGTGGATCAGTTCGACGTGCCCGACCTTGTCCCCGCGCCGCCCAGCGAATCCCAGCGTGTACACCCCGGTTTCGTTGTCGCCGTCGACGGCCAGCGCGCGGCCGCCGGCCAGCATCGACGACGCCTCGTCGCAGCGGGCCTCCCACACCTCTTTAGAGATCACCTTCCATGCGGCCTCCCGCACCGGGTAGTCGCCCACACCCAGCCGCTGCCGCCACCACGTCTCGCTACGCATCCCGCCCAGCACCCGGGCCTCATGACGCACGAACCCGGGGCTGATGCGGCCGTGCGGCGGGTCGCCCAGCGTCGGGTTCGTCTTGGCCCAGGTGCGCGGATCCTCCGGGTCGTCGCCGTCGACCAGCTGGCCGCGTTCGTCATAGACCGGCCGGGCCGCCTCCCACATCATGATCCCCACAGCGGGGTCACGGTCGAGGCCCCGGCGGCGCACCTCGGCCAGCTGCGTCGAGTCCTTGCCGCCGGCCGACCCGGTGTAGACGACCTGGGCGTTGCGCTTGGTCGCCATCGTCGGCAGGCCGACGCCCATCTGCACCGCGTCGAGGTGCATGGCCTCGTCGGTGACCAGTTTCGACCCGGTGAACCCGAGCCCGGCGCCACCCTTGCGGGTCATGAACTTCAGCCGGCCGCCGGTCTTGAGGATGATCTCTTCGTCGCCCTTGCCCTCCCGGATCTTGCCGATGCGCCGGTCAAGGTCGGGGTTCGTCTGGATGATCACAAGCATCTTGAGAAAGTGCTCCCGGGCCGTGGTAAACAGATGCGCCGAATGGATAATGAGCGGCTCATTGAATAGGAATAGCCAGGCCAATTCGAGCGCGATCAATACCTCGCCTTTCCCATTCTGGCGGGAAAGGATAATCGCCAATTCGAAACAGACCAGCACGCCGCGCGGGTCGACAGCGAACGCCATCCGCAGCGCCGCCCGCTGCCAGTCGTCGAGCAGCTGCCCCATCGGCGCGGCGGCCGCGTTGTACAGCGCCACCGCCTCGTCGCCGTAGCTGATCGCGTACTCGGGACACCACTCGAACGTCGGGTCTTGGCTGCCGACCAGTGGCGCGTCGAGCAGGTCGGTCATCGCCGGATCTCGACGATCTCGGCGGGCCGCAGCGACGGGCAACACACAGCGTTCAGCCGCCACGCTGCACAGCACTCGACGCACAGGTCGACCACGTTGCCGATCGGGAACGTCCACCGGTACCGGATCACCGCCTGGTGGCCGAGCCCGTAGCAGTAGCCGACCGTGGCGTCGGGCAGGTCGGTCACCGCGTCGGCCGCCTGGTCATCACGTGAACACGCCACAGCCCCACGACCAGGCCGACGCTCACCGCCACCACCCATTGCCAGCCGGCGGCCGCAGCAGCCCGGTACATGCGCACCAGCATCACCGCCGCGCCGAGGCCGAGCACGACGATCAGCGCCCACGCCCAGGCGCGCCTCACTCCGACCGCCACGGTGCCGGCCGTTCGACCTCGGCGGCAGCCTCGCTGAAATCGAGCACCGCCACCACACCCAGCCCGTCGACCACGGCCGGGCCGTACACCAGCAGCCCGTGCAGCGTGCGATTCGCCCACGCGTACGCCTGGGCGCCAGCCAGCGACGGATACCGCAGCACGATCATCCGGTCGGGCACCTCGTCGAACGGCACCGGCGCGCCGAGCAGCCGCAGCAGCGCCGGGGTCACCTCGGCGACCCGCTCGGCCCGGCCGTACCGCTCGACCATCCACCCCGTCAAAGTGCTCACCGCACCGCCGCCTTAACCGCCGCCACCCGGGCCTCGACCGACACCGCCGCCTCAATCTGCCGGAACACATCCTCGGCCTGCTCACCGACCGCCACGACCAGCCGCAACTCGGCAGTCGTCAGATCGCGACCCTGCGCCACCGCCAGCAGCCGTTCCAGCTTGGCCCGCAGCGCCTCATACCGAGCCCGCAGCCCGTCAAGCCCGGTAGCCGCCGGGTCGACCAGCACCCAGGCCGTGTCGGCACCGCCGGCCAGCTGCCACTGATCGTCGAGGAACCGCACCTGGTCGGCGGATAGGGCCGACAGCGCCTCCCGGTCGGGCAGCCACGCGGGCAGGTCGAGGCTCACCCCGTGAGCCCGCGTTGCTTGGCCTGCACCATGTCGATCACGTTGCCGATCGGGTCGACCTGGGGCTCGGGCCGCGTCCAGTTCTCGGGCCGCTGCGGCGGATTCATCGACGCAGTCGGGGCCAGCAACCCCACCAGCTGGCGTAGCTCACGAATCGCGCTGGCACCCTTGGCCGGATCAACCTCGACGTCGAGCAGCGCCGCCAACGCGATAGCCGCCTCAGCCAGCAGCTGCCGCCACTCGGGCATGTCCCCCATCGACGCCACCCAGGCACGGGTCTTGACCTCGACCGGACCCGGCGCGCTCATAGGATCATCACCGTCACGTCGCCATCCTGGGCCCGCAACACCTCCCAGTCGACCTCGTCGACCAGGAACGACCCGCCCAACGGACCCCACACCGACCCGTCGTCATTCCAGCTGTTGTCGCAGAAAAACTGCCGCTTGCCCGGGTCGTAGCCACGGCACACGAACGCGTGCCCGCC